CTGAAAAAGTATAGTCATATATTTGATCATTTTTTTGTGTTGCATTAATACTTTGTGTTAGACCAATAGGATGTATTAATGAAAATGTGGAACCGACATTATATTCACTTTTGACAGTTATTGAACCTCCCAACATGTGAGCCAGTTTCTGACTAATATATAGGCCAAGTCCAGTACTTTCAATTCCATTTTTTGAGCTATTTGATGTTTGCCCAAAATGTTTAAAAATGTGACACAACTCGTCTTTTTTGATTCCCATTCCAGTGTCTGTAATACTAAAAATAATTTTTTGATCAGATGCATCATGTGTAATATCAATAATAACATTTTTTCCCTTTGCATATTTTATTGCATTTGATATCAGATTAGCAAGTATTTGTGTCAATCTCATTTGATCTGTTTGTAACATTTTTGGAACAGATTCATTAATATTGAGAATAATTTCGATATCATTAGTAGCAGCTAATACTTTATATTCGTCAATAGTTTCTAAAACAATATCATTAATATTGCATGCTGATATTTCAATAACTAATTCATTTGTTTCTATTTTTGATAGGTCTAATATGTCATTGACAATACGTTTCATATTTTGGCATGCTCTTTCTATTATTTTTGTGTGTTTCATTGGTTTTTTTATTTCCATTTTGATCATGTAGTTGGCCAAAATGACAGATTGTAATGAGTTTCTTAATTCGTGACTTAAATATGTCATCAAATAGGTGTTAGCATTTACATGTCTTGCGACGATAGTTTCTGTTAAATTTATAACATTATAAATTTTATTTTTGCAGTCTATGGTATTTATAACAAAATGAATAATATTTTCAACAGTTGTGTCAGAAATAGAAATGTCAATCTCTCTATTTTTATAAATTTTATTTCCTGATTGCTCATCGTGTAATATAGCTAATTGTGGGAACACTTTTATTAAATTATTATTTATATAACCATCGGGAAACAATGATGCATAAAACTTATCCAGCAATGTGATTGCTTTTCCGTTGATATATAATATATCTAGTGCGTTATTTGTCACAATAATACTATCTGTGAGATTTAATATTTCTATTGATAAATCACATGTCATAAAAACTTGTGTCGACATTTTAATGTTATTTAATAATGTACCTGTGAGTGACCCTAATAATTTGAAATTACTAACTATGTTGTTAGGATAGTTAAGTTTGCTACCTAATCCAATAAATCCTAAACATATGCCATTAAATACACATGGAATACAAATATATGTAACTGCATTTTTTAGCATATCATATAATGGTTCAAATTGTGTTATGATATTAGTCATAACTGGTGTGCCCAACACAAGTGAACTTTTGCAAATTGATTCATTAGATATGTATATCATTGGATCTGCCGCATATGTTTCTTTAGCATAACATGAAATAATTCTAAAATAATTTTCATGAAAAAAAGCAATATAACCGATACTATTTGTTGCATCTGATATCTGGGACAAGAATGTATCTAATGTAACTGAATGGGGGTCATTATTTAGATATGATCTATAGGCATTATTAAAATATTCATAAAAAGTTTGAGTAAACATATATATAAACTATGATTACATTTTTTTAATTGTAAACATTTTAACAATTAAAAAATGATCAGTGGTTTCACACCATAATATCTGTACCTATTATAAACATTAGCAAAAAAATGATGTATCCATATGTGCTCTGTGTTGTTATAATATTGTTGAGCATTACACAATATTATTTATTAAATCAAAAAGAATGTATGAGTAATCTTGATAGCAAAAAACCAATTGATTTATTGAATGATGACTTATTTTCTGATGTCAAAATGTATTCAAATGATGACACTGATGATATGAGCCAAAAATTAGGTATAACAAAATGTATTGCAGATCCCAAATGTGAAACATGTGTTGAATTTGGTATATCCGGTAGTGCATTCTGTTTTCCAAAATTGAATTTGTCATGAGTAAAAAATTTGAAATAATAATCATTTGTGTATTTCAAAGATAGACAATGTGGTATATTTTATGCTTCGACTAAATCATGATTTGACATGTTCTTATTGTATTCGTAATTATGTTGAGCCGGTTGTAAGACAAAATTATTCAGTGAAACCAATCATGTATACTGACAATATTGTTATTAGTGATGGATCAATATTTATGACACATTTTCCATTTATTGACCAGAAATCATTTGATGGTATGTGTAAACACCCATGGTTAAAAAAAATTGTGACCAGTGCAAATGTTCGCAAAATATTTCCTACATGGAATCATGAGCGGATTGTTATACGTGAAAAAAATGGTGAACGAATTATTAAGGTGATATCTGACGAAAAATGCAGTTCATTTACCCACAAAATACCAACCACTACTGTAGTGTTGTTTTGTATTTTTGGTCCACCATCACCCGAACAAAAGTTATGGAAAATCACACCAGAGAAATCACCTTTTGCACGCAAAGATAAACATATATCATATTTACAGTGTCCTGAACGTGATATGGATATGCCCAGATCTGATTGGAGTGAGTCCGATGGTGATGATCGATATACATGTGGATGCGCAGGGGTATATTCGGGACTTTCGGTATATTGCTACAGACATGATGTAGGGTATGATAGTTGGTAATTTACAGTGATAAAAATTGATATTATTATTGTCACGCGTTGAATAAAATAATAATATTATAAATAATTAGAATAGTAATGCCAGTCCTTTGTCCAACAACAATTACAGAATTTTATGAACAAGTAAAAACACACACACTATGCATTGTTGATTTCTATGCTGATTGGTGTGGTCCATGTAAGCAATTGGGAAAAAAGTTGGAGATATATGAAAATGATGATATGGTGTGTGTTGTGAAACTGAATGTTGATAATGATGAATTTACACAATTTTGTGAGGATTGCAGAGTTTCTGGAATTCCACATGTTATATTTTTTAAGAATGGTGAAATAACACAACATGTTGTCAATGGAAATGATTTTGAAAAAATTCAATCATATGTCGAAAGTTTAAAACGATAAATCATGTATTTCTACCAATTCTTTTCTAAAATGCCATATTGTTGTTCATAATAAGATGGCCTTGAGAAAAATGTGTTTGATTGATACCTGGATGTATCATTTGACAAGCTTTTACAATTTGATGATTGACATGTACCCATTACCATATAAGTATAAAGGATCAAACATATCAATAAACATGCAATTAGAAGTTGATTCATTTATTAGTTTATAATATACAACAATAAAAGAAAAGTTTTAATTATTTAGTTCACGGGAAGCTAACACTTTTAAATATGATGCTATTTCATCCTTTCTTCTTTTACCGTTGTATTCAAATTCTTTTTTGTTTCCGTTTTTTTCAATAGAAATTTTGATTGTTGGATATCCTCTGACAGGTTCACCATTGACCGTTGCATCATCCTCCTTGCTCTCCTTCAATGCAGTTTCTTCAAATGCTGCATAACTAAAATTTACATTGTTGTGCTTAATCTTTTTTTTATCCATATCTGCTGCCAGAGATTCCCATTCTGACATAAAGTTCTGACAATGTCCACACCAGTCAGCATGATACAAAGTGGTTTTAATGTTGAGGCTCATTTTGTTATACAATGATTATTCAAAAAATAAATTTAGTTTTTGAATAATTATGGTTAATAGGTAATGTTAACAATGATTATAGTTAATAGGTAATGTTAACAATGATTATAGTTAATAGGTAATGTTAACAATGATTATAGTTAATAGGTAATGTTAACAATGATTATAGTTAATAGGTAATGTTAACAATGATTATTCAAAAAATAAATTTAGTTTTTGAATAATTATGGTTAATAGGTAATGTTGACAATGATTATAGTTAATAGGCAATGTTAACAATGATTATTCAAAAAATAAATTAAGCTTCTAATAATCTTTGTAATCTTTCGTGTTCACTTGTTTCATCACAATGTGATAGGGAAATTTCTGAATTAGCGTTAGAATTAATGTCAGAATCAGTGTCAGATTCATAGTGTGATTGAGTTGGTGTTGGTTGACTTGCCATTGCCATTGCTTCATCAACACGGCGTTGAGTTTCATTTATTGCATTTTGTTGTGCGCGAATAAATTCATCAATGTTGGAACTATATCCAGGTTGTGTCGGTGTTGGTGGACGAGGTGTAGTAACACGTGCTGGTCTCACAATCTGGATATATAATTGTAATAATTCAGATATGTAATTACAGAATGTGCCAAGTGCACCAGTTACACTATTTCTGCGTGTATCTACAGCTGCTTGTATAGCGACAATGGACTCACACGTGCGTTTCAATAGTTCTTTGATTTCATAATATTCAGTTTGAAATCCAGTTATACATTTTTGGATAAACATTGAATATTTGTATAAACCATATGTAGCGACAACAAATAACATACCCAAAAAAAATGCATATAAATCAATAGTGAGCATATGATTCATGGTTAGTGTAATTATAAATAAATGTAATATGTCAGTTCATAACATTATCAATTTTTTTGGTTAGATATCAATCAATAGTTTTTCATCAATTTTATCAATAATTTTTGCTCTACAAATGGGGCAAACATTGGTTGTCAGTGAATCTGTGCATTCACCTTTACATGTACATATATGACCACAACGCATTAATATCATATCGGGTTTGCTATCTAAACATATAACACATTCCTCCGATTTGAATGTTTTCATTGTTTTAAGATGTGTAAGCATCTCTGTAGTTGCAACACTATCTAATTTAGCTAAATATTGAGCCAACAATTCATCAATTTCATCTTTTGTCAAAACAGGTTTTGGGATAGTATAGTCACCCTCTAAAAAGGACAATCCAAGAACACAAACGGGAGAATGTAGATCATATCTGTAATTAACACCAGTATGACCAGTTACAACAGTTACCTTATCACCATGTGCATATCCTCCAACTTTTGAGGTCATGGCATGAGTATCTGTGAGTGCAACAGGTTCGGCCGAAAATGTTGTACTAGGCTTTCCACATTCATCTGATGCAAGGTATTCCCAATCATCTGGTCTAGACTTTTTAACTGTTTTTACATCTGCACATAGGGTGTCAAAGCGCATTGGTGCTCCGCCAGATGCTGGCATTGCTGCGGGCACTGGTGCACCAACATGTGATACTTCATCTAGTTCATTAGAAAACAATCCACCACAAATCAAATCACGAGATGAAACGATTGGTGCAGATGCGGGTACTGCCATTGTACCAGGCGGGATAATGTCACCTCGTGCTCGAAGAAAAGCAGCTGATTCTGCTTGGCGAAAAGCTTCCATTTGTGCTCGGGATGCGGTATATTGTGGGAC